GATTATCCAGTAGGCTTTTTACTTTTACATAACTTAATGAATGATTTATATGAAAAAGCTTATTCTCTTTTTTGCGTTTATACTTAGTATCACTGTATCAGCACAGACATCGTTAAAGTTTAAAACAAATAGCATTAGTGATGTTCGACAACTAGCCGATAGTATAGCACTAAATGCTAAACGAATATACACCTTTGACAAAGATGGCGTATCTAAAGATGATGCAAACTATTATATAGTACGTTATAAGAATACTTCAGATGATGAAGATAAACTAACAGTACTCTTTAGAATTGAACAAATTGGCGAAAATGACGCTCTCGAAATTAAAGGAACACCAGAATATCATTTTTATGGTGCTGCAGGTAAATTTTTAGACCTTTTCCCTTTCTGGCATAAGTTTATAAACCCTAAGTCCATTGCCGAAACAGTAGCCAATGACAAGAGCGACAATATAATGCTAAACGATATAAGGTTCTCTATTCGAGATTATAATGGATACTGGAAGATAGACGCTCGCTACAAACAATAACAAAAGAGTCCTGACAAATACGTCAGGACTCTTTTGTTTTAAGCAACATTCGCAAGCTCTTGCAAGCTATAATTCATGACCATCCATTCCTCTTGTATTCGGCGCGATTCAGCTTTACAAGCCGACACTTGTCTATTTACCTTTTCAATACTCCAACCGTGCTTATTTACATACGACTGAATAACTTCATTTGGATACATGGTAAGCATAAATTTACCCTTAACAGTTGTCAATAAATCAAGTAAATCGCGCAGGTTTGAGTCGTTAAACATGTTAGAATAATGCCCCATGTTAGAACCTACATACGGAGGATCCACAAAATGAAAAGCTTCAGGAATATCATACCGCTTAATAATCTTAAGCGCATCATCATGTTCAATTGTTAATGTTGACAATCGGGCTCTTAAATCATCATTAAATGCTTCTTTGGCATTTCCTATCTTCTTAGGATGCCTGCTTTTCGATTTATCAAAACCAAAACTGTTAGATAGTTGGCCTGCAAAACCCATCTTACTCAATACCCATACAGCCCATGCTCTTTGTACGTTAGAGAAAAATGAAGGATTGTTGTAGATATACCAGGCGTGTTCATGCTGCGCGCGCGAATGAAGCGTTTTATCAACCTCGTACTTCAACGCTTCAAAATCAGTAACACAAGTTTCATAGAAGTTAATAAGCTCAACATTAAGGTCATTAATAACTTCAACCTCTACTGGTTCTTTGTCAAACAATACAGCTAAACCGCCAGCAAAAGCTTCGGTATAAAGCGAATGTGAAGGAATTAAAGGACGAATATGTTTTAACATGTTCTACTTTCCTCCATAATACGTAATAGGTGTTTTCATAAAAATTGAATTAAAAATTATTTTACTTTTGTCGAATCTCACAATAAAAAAAGGTGCACACACACCAACCGAAGGCTTTTGGCCTCTGGCGTGGTGTGTGTGCACCTTTAATTTTACGAGAAGGTGAGATTTCTCGTAGATAAGTCAGAGGCTTTTTACAGCCCCGCGTGTATTAAGTACTTCTTGTTATCATTATCGCTGTTCCTTTTTTTATATCAATTAGTTGAACATAGCCATCATGCCGCGTAAGGCTTAATGATGCAATTGAAGCAGGCACGTATTGAGCATTTAAGCTCAAAGAGCTACTTGTTATTTTTAAATTAGTAGTTGGATATTTTTCAAATGAAGTTTCTATTGAGATTGAAGCAACCATGCCAGGACTCGAAGAAGCCTGTACCGATAACGAGCCACTCACTAATTTAAAACTAGTGAGTGCGCATTGATCAAATGACGTTTCTATTGAAAGCGAGCTCGCTGTAATTTTCATATAATCAACTAAATAATCTTGTTATCTTTATTCTAAGCATTACGTAGTTTGCACGCACATAGTATTTAATGCGTGCCTGATTGGTAGCATTGTAATACTCAGGATGTGCAGAAGTCAATGCCTTTCCATCGGTTCCTAAGTCAATAGCTCCACTGTTTACATTACCGACTCTTAAGCATCTTAAGCCTGTTTCGCTTGTGCCTCTCACATCTGTAGGTTTGCTGAACACTTCAGCATCTAACCACGGATATGCAGTATCGTTTGTTTTGAAATCAGCTGGAACCGTTGCGCTTTCGCATATCTTAAATTGAATATTCTGCCAGATTGAAGGGTGATTGATCGCATATAAATAAGCCGTACCAGTTCCATTTTTTGAAGCTAGCAAAACATTACCGGATGCTTGCAAAGTCATTTTGTCGGTGTAAGCTGTTCCATTGTAAGTTACAGAAGTGCCAGCATCTGCCTTTACTAAATAAACAACATTAGCACTTAACGCAATTCCCCCAGCTGTAACCGTCAATTTGTTTCCATCAGAGGTGTCAATGCTATCTGTTTGACCTGTGACAAATAAACCACTATTTGCCATATCGGGGAAAAGGGATAGATTGAAACCATTGAAACTCGTACCACTTGGAATAAGCATTGGCTTGCTGTATATGGTTGCACCTGTGAAATTTGCACCTAATGAAATAGAGCCGTTAACGTTGTTGAGATTATCGGTTGGTTTAATTTCAACCTCATACATGCTAGAAGTTAAATCGGCTGTGTTTTTGAATTCAATTTTAATAGCTGGAGGAAACGGGCCTATATGTTTTCCCCCATCCATGTAACATGCTGGTTGGTTTTCTTTTGTGCCATATATCAGACTAAAATCAAAATTAGTACCCGAACGATCACCATCAGGGCAATTAAATATTCTATTATCTGTAAACTGGCAATTGGTAAACCCAAACTTGTAATAACCTGATGCTAAAGTACCATTGTTGAGCCAATCCATGAATGCAGCATATTTTTGAGCTGCATTCATGGTATCATTATCAATACGTTCATCTGCGGTGTTAGCGGCATTCCTTTTCCAAAAGGTGCAATTTGACCTGAATAAACAGGTGTCGAATGTTGCTACATTTGCACTTGATTTATCTACGAATATTTTACAATTGTCATAAATATTCTTTGACGAACTATTAGTAGTACTTCTAACAGCATTGAAATAATCTATAAAAGCATTATAACTGCCATTTCCTGACGTTAAACTACCGTAGCCGTAAGTATTGTTGTATTGATAACTAATGCCTTTAAATATGCATCTGCTTCCGCTTAATGAATTATAGCATGAGTTTAAAAAAATAGAATAATAATTCATAGAAGTAAAACTACCAGCATAAGAGTTCAATACAATGATTCCATTTTTTTGCTGTGTTGCTATTTGTGGCGAAGCATACGCGGAAGGTGTAATTGTATATATGTTTTGACCATCAAAAATAAAGTCGCCAAACTGGTCACTATATAGATATTTGGCATAACCAATTGGTATATTTTCAGAAAAGTAACCTCTAGCTATGATATAATTTTTTGAATTCGCATACGCATATACAAATGCTTTGTTTAAAGTTTGAAAAGGGAATTCTTTAGTGCCTAGCCCACGCAAATCATCACCTGAAAATGCATCAACAAAAATGCAATTAGTTGAATTGTACGTTGTACCATCTAATTGAAATTTCCATGCTCTTGCATATTGTGCAATTGTGCTCATAATGTTGATGTGTTAACGGTTAATATTTCAGCGTGTAGTTTCCAAGCATTGGAAGCATCTTGATAAATGCGTTCACCTATAATGCAATAGTCATCAATAGACACAACGATGTGGATAGGTCTCACAAATAAATCGAACGTAGTAGCGCAATTCTCGTTTGAAATGGTGTGCTCAGCGTTTGCCATTCCTCCATTGTTAATAGCAATTTCGGTAAGTTCTGCAGGAGGATCGAGTAAAGCAAGTTCGTAATACTTTGCACGTACAAAATCTTGTACGTCTTGTTCTTGTTGTTCAAAAGGTAAGCTTTTAACATATAAAAGCGTTTCGGTTAACCGTATCATAAGTATGAGCCTTTTATGGTGATAACACCTGTTATTTGTCCTGTTTTGAAAGTCACTTTTAGGTATATAGGCGAGCTTGCACCTACATTAATATTTACTACACCCGAGGCTGCCGTATAAGTAACTCCGCTGTCGAGGCTGTATTCGAGTGTCTGAATGTTGTTGTCAAGGGTTATGGTATTGATGTTTCCGGCATACGGAAACGAAATTTGAGCATCGCTGTAATTATAAAACAATACATTGTGCATAAAGCCATCACGTTTGGCCAGATAGGAAAGAAAATCATCAAATGTCTTTAGTACGTTACCAGGTAGCTGTCGCCACTGTTCATAGGCCGACATGCCAGCCGCACCATTGTTACCAGCCGCGCCAGTTGCTCCTATTGCCCCGTCCGCACCTTTTAACGAGTTGAAAAAATCAGTTACCGTTTTATTAGCATTACCAGGCTGTTGTATCCAAATTTCAAAATTGTTTAATCCTTGTGGCCCCGTTGCACCTTGAGCACCTTGTTCACCTACTAAATTCGTATCCTTCAGTATTTCTAATACGGCCTTGCCTGTTACAGCCTTAGTGCTATCATTTTCAACAATGTCCGAAAGTTGAATTATACCTTTATCTGTTAAACTTGCATCAGGAATTACTGAAGTATGCTCATCTACATATTCTTTTGTGGCCAGCTCATTACCGTTGTGTAATGCCTCGTTATTAGCACCAGTAGTGTACTTTAACAATCCTGCTGGAATAGCTCCCAATTTGCTGTCAACCCAGTTAGCGCCATTCCATTTATAAATAATTGAATCATCGGCCACTGGCACAAGCCAGCCTTCTTCAGGAACTGGGTAATAAATATATAAATCGCTATACGATTGAACCCAGTCCTTCCACGTTAACCCTACTATTTGCTCCGCAATAATGCTTTCAACACTTGCCCTAGTATAATAATTAGAGACAAGTGTATCATTAACTTGTTTTACCAATGCAGGTGTGGCTGCTTTTGTATTATCATCTCCCATTATATTTGAAAGCTGAACAATACCCTTAGCTTGGAGTGAAGCATCATTAACCAATACATTTGCCATAGCCTCGCTAATTGAATTAGCGACGAATGCTGTTGTGGTTTTATCGTTTAACGTTTCATCCAAATCTTCGATACTCGATATTGGTATTTTCTCATCTTTATGCCAATAGCTATCCAGCCAAGCAGCAAATTGCGAGGCTAAAGGTTTTGCAGCCCTTACAAACCAGTTCTTAAGTGTGCTTTTATCTGTAGTTGCCATGTTATGAGTTTTTTATAATCACATAATCTAACCATAAATGCTGCAGACTCGCCGACACTTCACGCAACATTACTTCAAAATAACCTCCAAACTTATCACCCAGAACAACTAGAACATCATTGTTTGTGTTCCAGTCCGACAACGAGTTACTGTCAATTCTTAGAACTGGAAAAACATTATAATCACGAGTATCTAACGGTGGATCAAGGGCAATAGTAAACTTTGAATCCACGTTCGTATCACCTAAATAGAACGATCCAGTTGTCAAGATTGGAAACGGATGCGTATGTGCCGATGGTGGGTATGAAGTAGGTTTGTCTGACAGCTCCGACCAAAGATGAGAATGGTTTAAAGGAGGAAAGGCCGATGGCTTACCCGAGACATTACTCCATGTTACCGCTTTATTGGCTAGTGTAAGTAAATCAGTTACTCTTTGAAATGAATTCCATTCTATTTGATTGCTACCTCCTCCAAATATCACTTTCCGATCATAGTACAAATCGGCATAGTTAACATCATATACTTGTACTCCCGTTTTTAGCTCTGCAATAACTACATGTGAATTTATTATACCGCCTGCAAATGGCAAAAGCTCGCCATTTATAACAACTGTGCCAGCCGATACATTGCCTCCGCTTGTTACACAACCATCAAGGATATAATTGGTACCTCCAAGGCTTGCAAGTTTCGCAACCAGCTGCATCATATTCTGCATGAAACCATAAGTCTCAGCCGAAACCGGGAACTCCTGATATTTTGTAAAATCTATCTTATTCATATCCTTATATTTTCATTTTAGTAATAGCATATAGCATAACGCTTACTAAGCAGTTTGTAATAATTGACCTGCGATATCAGGCGATTTTCGTCAATAATGCCACGCATGGATAAAGGAACCTTTACAATAAAATCAAGCCCTGATGTTCCTATTGCCCCTTGTCTCGATATCATTTTAATACCTGTATTGTTAGTATTAAATATCAATGTTTTACGAATACCTGTAATTGTGTCATCGGCAAAACCAGCCCAAAGAGGCTGTTTAATATCTATTGCATTAAATAAGTCTTGTTTATAAGCAAAAGTCCAAGTGCTTGCATTTCCTTCGGTTAAATAAATTCGTCGCTCGTCGAAATCGAACTTATCGTTGAGCATTTTACGTAAGTAACATACCTGGCTATTGATCGTAGCTTTATATAAGTTTTCGTCACGATTCTTTTTAAAATCATCATACAACACAATTATAGGCTGCACCAATGCTTTCAACAGCGCAAACAAAATTGGTTTGCGTAAAAAAGTAGGCAATAGTAAAACTATCAGTCGTTTATAATCTATGTCGAATATTTTACTCATATACTTTCAATTGTTTGATACGCTTTGAAATTCAACACCAAATCAACATCCTCATACACTTTGAAATATCCACTTACAGGCAAATATTTGGCATTTATAACTGTCCAATCGCTATCTTCAGCTTTAGATTTTGCCGATAAAAATTCAGGTATAACAACACCATCAAGAGCCTGTAATACATCAACTAATGAGGCGTTTCTGTATTCACCGTTAAAAGGTATTTGATTCTGAACGAAATCTTTAATAGTATCGCGCACTGTATCTGCGCCACTGTCCAGTCGCAACCCAGAGGCCGCATAAACCATTGGGTCAAAATAAATATCAAGCTCGGCACTGAAGTGATCAGCTGCCAAATTAGTAACAGTTGTACTACCTGGTACGTCTCCAATTACGACACCGCCGTCCTTAACCTCGCTTATATATTCCTCTAGTGCTGTTTGCTCATCATTTGTAAGCGGTTCTTTTATAGCTATTCCCTTAGCCACTTTTATATAAATCCTGCCCTGGTATTCAACAACTGAACAATACTTGACAATTTTCTCACTTTCAACTACCTGATCATAAGTATCTGAATCAGGTAATAACGAGCGTCCATATTGAAAAGCCAGCACTTTATTTTTGTACCAAAGTCTACCATGCGCTTTTGTCTCAATCAGAGCCGTTAACTCTGTTTTATGAGTATCGAATAAGGTTTCGAGTAGCCAAATAGCAGTAGCAACGATAAAGAAAATGAGGCTTTCAATGCTAACCTTCGAAAACTCATCATCGAAAGTTGCGCCAGTAGTAAAGCCATAAGCCGTTGCCAGCGTTTCATTTGCCATGAAATCGGTTGTTATCCCTGCTTTTATAATTGCGATGCTTCGTGCCATATTTAGCTTACTATAAAATCCATTTCTATTGCCCAAAATTCAACGCCCTCGGAGGCTATGGTGTTGGTGATGTCTGTATTGGATATACCAGTGACGGGAACAATACCCTTATTACTGTAATATTCCCTTATATCTTTATTAACCACATCCGTCAGCATTAGTTCCTGCCCTGGTACTAATTCATCGGTAATACTAATGCCGTTTTTCAAAGCAAGAAGAAAAGCTGCTTCTATCGAGCCACTAGTTTGTGCGGCTATATCAAATGTGCTTTGCTTTTCCGATGCCTTCATGTCGTGTGTTTTTTCCCGTTTAAACGCCGTTTAAATTCGGCGTTACTTTGTTTTGCTATAAAATGTACCGTCTGATTATTTAACAAGCCAAAATCGGCGTAAAACAAAATAGAGTAACACAAGTAATCCAAGCGAAAGAATAGCAGAACCGATAATGATCCATGTCGGAGTTGTGGCTTTTGTAATAGTTGCTTCTTCTTTATTGCTTGCCTCTTTATTTTTTGTACTTGAGTTATCGGTATTTTCCGCTCTACTTGTCACATTCGCTTTTGTTTGCTTATTCGTAGCAACATCTGCTTTTGTCTTATTTGTACGCGTTTCATTCCTATAAGTCGTTTTTTCAGGATATTGTTTTCCAGTACTATCAGGCTTTGACCAAATCACATCAATAGTATTTGTCACAACACTATCAGCTGTAGTTGATTTGTTTGTTACATTTTCAGCAGCAATTGTTTTATCAGTAGTTTGAGATGTTTGCGTTACATCGTTATGAACAACAGTCTCTTTGCCTGTATTTTCTTTAATACTTCTGTGCGTTACTTTGCAACTCCCTGCTAACAGGACAACTATCAGCATGAGCACAAGCGGGTATTTTTTCAATGGCTTTTCTGAATTTAGTGAGTTCATTTGTAAGCTTTTTAAGTTCGTTTCGAATTGTCTTATTTTCTTCCTGAATTGGTTTTATCAATTCCTCATTAAGTGTAGTAAGCGCAGTACGCATTGTATTTACAGCTATTTCATCCGTTTTTGCGTCAATATTCTTTTCTTGCTTTCTTAACAGTTTTCTTTTTTGAAGCGCGGTCACAATAGCTGTTAAGCCGCCTCCAACAAAAGCTGATCCTACAGCTATTATGCCTGCATCCATATCTATTCTTTTTTTATTGTTAGCTTTTCAATTACAGTAAGCAATGACTGGCCGCCCACCAACGAGGCAAAAACATAAATTAATTGTTCATCAATCTGCCCACCTAACGCCTTGATAACAACCATTGCAATAAGTACCAGGAATGCAGCTATTGCGATTAAGCGTTTATGACTAGTTTCGTCTGAATTGCTCAATAGATTATTTAAAAATGTTTTCATTGTTAAATTGTTTTTAGCCATTGTTGAACATCAAAAGAAGGACATGCCTTTGCTGCAAACTCATTATGCCCGTGAATAACCGCACTTGTATACTTAGCTTTGAGTTCTTTGGTGAGTTTAACAAGTGCATCACTTTGTTTTTTTGTGCGTGTATCCTTTGCTGTTACACCATCTTTTGCAAGTCCTCCCACATAGCAAACACCTATGCTTGTTGCATTATGTCCTTCGCAATGTGCGCCGATTTCGTTTTCATCGCGTCCTTTCCATACCTCGCCATTTAAGCCTATTAAATAGTGATATCCAATTGTTTTAAACCCCTTTTGTTTATGCCATGCCGTAACATCAGCTACCGTAACAGGTCTACCTTCAGGTGTTGCTGTACAATGAATTATGATTAAATCTATCTTTCTCATTATTCTGTTGTTTTTATAGTTGTCTTAATTCGTTCTTTATAATCTTCATAATTCAACCCTGCACGGGCAAAATGAGCGCGAAGACGCTGTTCTATTTGCGATGCATTGCTCTTACCTCTAATGAACTTTGTCAGCCCAGGACCGACTAATAAATCTTCCTTAAGATCGCCTTGTGACAAACGCAAGACAATTGCGGCTTCCTGATCAGTTGTGTCTCCTATTTGTATTGAACCGCCTCTGATTACTAAATCGTAGTCAGTTCCAAGTAGAAATCCTTTTGCCATCATCAGTGTGTTATCAATATATCTTCTATTTTATCAAACTTCTCTTTATCTGTGATTTTTGCAAGTTCAGTGCGAATCAACGCAAGCATTGCTGTTCCTCCATCTTGAGGAGTAGCCACAACACTAGGGCTATTAATCGCATTAAGAATTGCATCGACACGAGCCGTTAGTTTATCTAATTGAGTTTTGAGTTCAGGTGTATTGGTAAGTCCTCCATTAACACCACCATTCCACTCAACTAAATCAGCTTTATTTGCATAAAGCAAAAAAGCAGTTGCTTCATCGCCTTCTACAATCGCTATCAAACAATCAGTATCTTTTGTAGGCTTAATAGCCATCATACCCACGCCCAATAGCACATCATAATAAGGCAATTCATCTGAGTCGGTAGCTGTCATCGTTTTGTTATCCCAGTCAACAGCTGTAGCGGTAACCCATCGTAACGTAGCTTTCATGCTACCTTTTAAATGGTGTTTAAACAACAATGAAAACTGATTCAATTCATCAACTAAACTCATGCTGCTTTATCTCCTAATTTACAAACCTGTCTGAAACCTTGTCTGTTCCAAGTTTTTGTGACTGTATCGATATAATACGTGCCATCCTTTTCAGGATAAAGCACACTTCGTAATTTCATTTTCATGCCATGCGTAACACGAGGAATACCAAATAGAGTTACATCACCATCCAGTCCAGGTATTTTAGCATTTGCGTATATCTTTTTTGCTTCAGCCAACATCTCAGCTTCAGACATGGTAATACCGCTTAACTCTCTTTTTATATGATTACCCGCTCCTTTGTCTCCATATTCAACCTTAATCTTTTTACCAATTTTTCGAAGCAAACTAATGATGACCATTGTATCTTCAATTGCCTTTTGCTTTAAGCTTTCGCCTGCTGTTTTCTCAAGCAAAATAGATACTGGCGCAATATCTGTTTTTGATATACTGAATGCATGTAAGGTTTTACCTTCAAACCAGCTATGTATGCCTGTGTTTTTCAGTTCATCTAATATTTTTGATGCTGGCATTTTCGAATAACGAATTGAACCAAGCAGCTTCGTTTCATCACACTGAATTGTATATCCTGGTGCAATATGCTGAAGCAATTCTTTCAGTGTACAGTTTTGTTTGCTTATACTTACTGTTGTACGTTTCAGCTTGTACATCTCATCCTCACAAGTCATTACAAGCGGAATCCCAACAGGTACTTTGCTTATGTACCCAGTAAATTCTAATTCTATATTGCCATTGTAACCTAGCCATATTTCAATTGGGTCACCTTCTTTAAAAAAAGTTGTTACATTATCCCTGTCAAAATCACGCACTTTGCGCGGAATAATAACTTCAGCCGTATCAGTTAAAGACTGCCAACTGCTTTCTATTTTTGCCTCGCTAAAGCGACGTATTTTCAAAGCCTGACGACCATGTGCGGCAGGGAAAACAATTTCACCATACATAGCATACGTGCTCATATATCTGTCAATAAAAAATCCACATCGCTACACGCCTGTATTGTAAATGGCATCATGTTAGGTTTGCCTTGAATAGGACTAAACGTTAACTTTTCCATCACAATGCGAGTTATATTCCTATTATAGAATAACTGACCATCAACATCAAGGCTTCCCGCTATTTCAAAAAAATGCTGGAGTATTTCTTTTTGTCCTTCAACTGTTTTTTCAATGCCTTTTCTTTCGGCATCGGGTAGAATTATTCCATTAATAGTAATATTCCAATCATCAAACCCGTATATTTCTTTTACCGTCCCACCAGAACCAATCGTTGGCGTTTTTATAACTTCCTTATCTCGATTGAACTCAACAATAGTAGCTAAGGGCATCAAAAACCTAGAGTAGTTTCTCTTTTCTAACTTGCCACTATATTGATTGTAATTTGGAAGATTTTTACCGCCACTTAGCCAAAAATAGCCAAAAGTTTTGTTACCAAAACGAACTGGAGAATCATCATCTACAATATCATCATTAAGCGCAACCGTATAATCATCAGGCTGATTACTTAGAATGTCTGTTTTTACACCACTATACGCTTCGACCTGATAGTCGCGTCCTTTCCACCATGTAGGTAGATACACCGGACTTTGCACGCCAAATACATCACCTAGCAGCTTACCTACAAAAGCAACATCTATTGTAGGAATCATACGTTCTAAATCAGCCTGATAATCCATTTCTTACTTATTAACTTACTGCTACTATACCGTCACGTAGTTTGTCATTAATGGCTCTTATTACTTTTTCGGCAACATCTTCAATTTCTGAAGAACTAGTACCCTTACTTACATTGAAATAGTTTTTTATTTCAATCTTTTGTGTAATATTTTTAATACTAGAACCGCCTGATCCAGATGCGCTTTTGTTAGATTTATCAGCCAAATCAAGAGATAAATCTTTCGGTTTAACCTTTGGCGTTACAGAGGCTATTCGCAAAGAATTAGAAGATCCCTGCTTAACTTTTTCCATGTCATCAAGCGTTCTTTCTCTTTCTTTCTTAGCCTTTTCGGATGTATCATTAGCCAAAGAATCGTATTTCTTTTGGAGAGATTCTAATGTTGAAGATTGATTCTCTTTTAAATCTTCCCTTGCAATGCCGACTTTGATTTTGCCCATGTCAGGCATTTTAAAACCCTTTAGCGCATTAAAAGTTCCCGAGAAATCATTTGCCTGAAATTTGTACCAGATATCAGCTATTTGCCCAAAAAACTCTTTAATCCAAATAAGATATGGTCGTATTTTGTTATACATTCCTTCAAAACCTCCTCCGAAACCAGGAATCAATCCAACTACCCAATTAATACTACTCCCTATGTTTTTAATCATATTCCAGAGTGCAGTAATCGGGAGTATAGCCATTTTAAATGTCCATGTAAGCGTCGTTCCTATTGCCGATAAGATATCTCTAAACAGTGTTGAGCGTTTATACAAATCTTGGAAATATCGAATAACACCCAACACTTTTTCACCAATCATATTAATAATAGGCAGTGCCTTTTCACCCAATTCAATCATCTTACCTTTCAGCACGTTCGTTATTTCGTGCCAATGATCGAGAGGAGTCATTGAATTCTTGTATGCCTCGTTTAATTGTCCTTGGCTATTCGTTGTAAAATCTATTGTTTCTCTAAATTTTTTTGCATCTTGAGTAGCCGTAGCAAAGAAAGAAGCAGCTTCTTGATCTAATCCTATTTTGCCAAAGAACTTAGCACGTGATAAATCACTTAATCCTTTTGTTTTAACAGACAGATCATCAATAATATTAGTTAGTGGTTTTATCTTACCTGCACTGTCATAAAGATTAACGCCCATCTCTTTAAATGCCTTAATCCGTTGTGGATCTGCCAACGCTTTCATGGCATTTTGTGCTAAAGTCGTAGCCCGTTCACTCGTTTGACCTTGAGCCGTTAAATATGCCCATGCTCCAGCAGTTTCACCAAGTGCAAAACCTGCATTTCGAGCCATAGGGATCAGTTTTGGTAGATATTGCGCGACATCAGCAAACTCTGCATTACCCTTATTTAGAGTTGCGAAAAGAACATCATATACTTTATTGATATTTTCGCCACTCGAATTCATAACGGCAACACCTGCTTTCGCTGTTTCTCCAACGTCTGTAAAGCCTGCTTTCGCAGCTCTCAACGTTGGCTGAAAGGCATCCATTGATGTTTTTAAATCTAACCCTGCAGATATAACTTTATTAAAAGCTTCAGGTATTTTCTCTATTGGAGCTATGTTATTTTCACCAATATCAAGCAATTTATCCGAAACGCCTTGTAGTTCTTTTTGAGTTAATTGCGCAGTTACATTAACTTTAGCCAAACCAGTTTTCCAATCTGAAGCCATACTAACAGCCTTATAACCTGTCGCTCCAAGAGCAACTGCCCCTGCAGCTGCAGCCATATACGGATTTGCCAACATTCCAATTGCACTACTAGCACCAGGTACCTGAGATGAAACGGCATCTAAAGCCATTTGAGACTTAGCATGAAAAGCGTCAACACCTTTCCTTGCCTTGTCTGTTGATGCCGTTATCTTACCCATCGGGTTCGAAACCTTATCAATTAGCTCAAGTATCCATTGCGTTGTCGTTACCATAAGTTTTTCCTAATAAGGTAGAGAGTACTTTTATGAGCGCAGTCTCAAATGCCGCACTCATATTGTGAAATTCTAACTTGTTTAAATAGAGATATTCTGCGTAAAGCTTACACCAATGTTCATCATCGATGCTATCAGGTTCTACTCCATAAAACTTGCGAATTATGGCATTTACTGAATCGATAAAATGTTCTTCTTTTACCTCGTAATGCTTTACGCGTTCAATAAAAAACTTTGTGCAGGTGATATCATTTCGCGAACTTCTCCTATAAAGCCTAGGTAAACGACCCCATCATCAAGCGAATCTATATCACCACCAACAATCAAGTTATTTTTAGCAATCTCAAAGAATTTATCCATCTCCTTTTTTTCACAAGACGTAAGAAGTTGAATTATTGCTTTATCAGGCCGACGAACTAGAAAATGATATTCTTCGCTCTCAACTATAATTCGTCCTGTAACATCCGGTCTAGTCTTTTCATCTATTGATTGTAGTTTTGAGAGTTCTACAAGTCGCGTTTCATAGGGAAGATCTTTATTACATATAATATTCAGATCTATTTTCAACTTACTTAAGGCTATTTTCTGTTCAATCGTTAACTGATCAAAATCATAAGTAGGGCCAACGGCAACAACAGTCAATATTCTAACACCTTTACCAAACTTTAACTTTGCATCGTTAATCATTTCTGGAGTTATATTGCCAATTCCAGAAACAATAATAGCTGTCGAAAAAGCTAGTGAATGAGTTTCTTTCAATGTATTGAAAGAAAAAAGATTAGCATCAACAACGCTAGCCATAGAGGCCGCTACGCATATCAACAGAAGTGCACCAAGGCACATAATAAATTTTGTTACAAATGATATTTTCATCTTATTACATTTTATGTTTTACACTACATTCCAACCTATGTGACTTACAACTAGCTCATGCTTAAATGCTATTGTTTTGTCTCCTTGTTTTACGGCTATTCCACGACCAGTAAACTCACAGTTATGAATACGATCTTTATACTTAAAGTTGTTATACTCATATTCTACAACAATATCGAAAGGCGCGATATCGGCAAGGCTTTTACCAGGAGGTAATGAACGTTGAATAGCATTTGTTTCCTCTACG